CGTTTAACTGTGCTGTGCACAATGGATCAGGAAGAAAAACAGGACCTTGGTAGAATGAAACAGTGTTAGTCGGATCCCAAAGGACAAAGGCGGAACGGCCCTGATTTACTTTCGTATCAATAGTGTATATACCTGTTATCAGTACTGAAGTGCCATACGGACCAACCGAGGTCGGGTAAAAACCCCATGGTAAGTCAAGAGCGTTATAGAGAGAGGGAGCAGTTGTACCATCAATAACTCCTTCATTACCACTTAATTTTGTGTTTATCCTGTGGATAAGTCCTTGTCCATTTTTAAAATCAGTAAAGTACATTGACCCGTCCCCGTGTACAAAAGCATGATGATTAGGTAAAGAAACACCCCTTAAAGAGGGATAAGTAGTATTGGTAAGAGCTACTTTGCCTAATCCCCCACCTGCAGCAGTTAAGGGAGCAACTGTTGTCCAAATAGTATTTGAGAGTGTCGGAGAATTATCTAAAGGGCCATAACGGGAGATATCTGTTGGCGTAAAGATATAGATATAATTATTATAGTATTCTGCCCAAACTGCAGCACTACCTGTAACAGTACCAATAGAGGTTTCTGAACCTAAAACAGTGGTAACACTGTAAGAAAGAAGTTTCCCTCCTGAAGTAACCGCATAGGTAAGAGTATTCTTAGGGTTATTAAGGATTCGTACAATATCAGTAGCAATAGTTGCCGCATTTCCAAAAGGTTCCGAACCAACGGGGACGGCAAATCCAGAGGTGCGGACATCGGTAGAAATAATCGGAAGATCGGGGTCTATGGCTATTGATGTATTTATTGTACCCTCAGCACCAAAATATTGGGAAGCTGAATGCCCTTTAAAGATTTGGTTAATAGTAAGGGTTTTTAAAGCCATAGTTACAGAGTTACGTGAGTATTTGGGTTGATCGGATTATAATCACTCTCAATTCCTGAGTCTAAAACAACACTTTCTTGACTGCCGAAGTCTTTATTCATCTGATTCCAAAGGTCATTATAAAGCCCTTGATATGATTCCTTTTTTACTTTGTTAGGGTCTATGGAAGTAAAATAAGGTATCAAAGCATCATAAACAGGTAGTACATCAAATGGCTCAGGAAGTAATGAAACTTGCCCTATTATGTAATTAGCCGAAGCTGCTGCTAATGTTGTGCCACTATAGGCTCTCACAAGGGTTAGAGTTGTTGAAGATGGAACTGTGGCAATTTCATACCAAATATGATCTCCGACTAAGGTATTAGCCGATACACCTGAGTCTGTTATACGAATCCATCTGCCTATCATTCCTGTATGCCAAGTTGCTCCAGTGGCAGTTACTGTCGTTACTCCTGCCACTGTAGCCGTTGTGGTAATCGTCCCTGTCGTATAATCAGACACACTCAAGTCCCGAGCTATACGCCTGCCGTTTATAGTAATGGTGTTCCCAGCCGTTGCAGGACGAGGGTATAAACTCAATATTCCATCATAAACACGATAATGAGTAACGCTATCAGAAGTAACTGTTGTCTGTGTCAAAACATCCCATTCCCTACTGGTTGTTACTTCTCTCGGAACAAATTTTCGACTTGAAACAGTAACATACACACTCTCTGGTACTCGAGTATAAGCATGTAATTTATAATCCTGAGTGCTTGCCGCAGTAGTAAGCTGGTATTGTCTTTCTAAGAAAGACCAATTTTTTATAGTGAGTATCTTCTTCTCGGTGGTATTCATAAGAATATCAGCGGTCGCCAAAGTAGTCGTAGCAGTTGTTCCTGCTAAGTCACCCCATAAATTCCTTCGACTAGTAAAGGTTAGCATTTTATCTCATTTATTTTTTTCTCAAGCTCTCCGACATAAAGCTCTCTTAATTGTACTTTCTTTTCCCTTTCATTAACTTGATAAATCCTTTCTTCAATTTTATCCTGTTTCTCTACCAGATTAAAAAAGAGGTCTTTCTTTTCTTTTATTAACTGCTCGACATCTTTAAATTCTTTCAGTAACTTTGACTTCTTTGAATCTATTTCTACACAGAAATTCTCGAACTCTTTAAGTTTTTTAAACTTATCAGGTTCGTAATCGTCTTTTACTGAATTAAGTTTTTGAAGTATCTCTCTATACTCTTTTCGTAAACGAATATTAGTATCAACGAGTTCATCATTATTTTTTTTAATACTCGTCTCAACTTCATTTTCAGAGAGAAGTTTCATCTTATCTAGTTGTTGGCAAACTAAACCCTGCTATATTTGCATGACACACTGCAGTACCATCTATTTCTACACTCACCAACGCCCCTATTGCACCCTCCAATGGTTGTGAGAAAATATGTTCATAAGCATTATACCCAGCAGCTGTTGACGCAACCTGAGAACGCCAAATTACCGTAGTCCCCTGTTTCACAAGTAACAATGCCCCTGCTTTATCAGTACTAGCTGAAATGTCAGTAATGAAATATTTCATACCTGCTACACCTGCGATACTTGCAGAAGCTAATGTGCCGTGTGTAGCCGTAGCTGAAAAAGGATTTCCTCTATCTTGTTTATTAGACATATTATTTATCTTCTAAGTCTTCAAATTCCGTTTCGACCTTTTTAGTAACCTTAACCTTTTTTTTCTCGTTAGTATCTATTGCCTCTGAAATAGTTGGTGCTACTTCATCAGTAGGAAAACACTTAGTTAATAACTCAGCCCGTACCGACATGTTATTAGTAAGTACATTCATCCTATTCATTTCACGATCCACAAGATGTTTCGCAAAATGTTCCGCTTTGTAATCTTCTAAGAATATCTCCATCCCTTTCTTAAACGTGTGAGGAACCCCATCGAATGAATAAATAAAATCATCTTCGCTGTAGTTCTTAAATTTTTTGACTTCCATATATTTGGTTTTTTGATGACGCAAACCTTGCGCCGGTTAATTGATCCCTTGGAGGGGGTTCGGGAGCTTACGTCTTTTCCTAAAATAGTTGTATGTACGTCAGGCTCCCAAAACCCCCCAGAGGGAGGGGGTAGATGATTAATCTAGCGTTAGCATAACAGCATTGTTCTTTGCTGTTACACCTAACGTAAGCATGGTACCGATTGGTGCCAATGTACTTGAACCAATAGCTGCTGCACCTGCTGCTGCACCTGTCGCTACTACGAATGCTCCAACTGCTGGAGTACCAGTTATAAGACATGCTGCTATGCCTCTTGTCTGAATCCATCCGTAATTCTGCCCTGTTGCACCACCTACTGTAAGAGCAGGAAGTGCCCACTGAGCTACACCGACTGGTGAACCTGATGCAGTAGTTACGGGAGCCTGAATGACACCAGCGTAGGGATTACGTTGAAGGTCTACGCGAGATGAGGTAGTAAGGCTTACCAAAAGATTATCCTCAAGAGTGAAAACTACAGACGCTGAAGATGCACCTGCAGGATGACTCTTAATTTTGTAAGCAGTTCCGTTCCCCGGACCTGTGCTGATAACCGCGAATCCACTTGCGTACTGATTGATATAACAAGCTGTTGCACCAAGTGCGACAGTAATTGTCGAATCGCCAATGTTTGCTGCTACTGGTGTAAGGGCAAGGTGGTTTGCTATCTGAGCTGAAGACTGAATGACATTACCTGCTATTAGGCTTGCACCTACTGGTTGACCTGTAACGCCGGTAGCTGAAGGCTCTACTGAAACATATCTGTAAGCTCGCCCGTCTTGAGTAATACCCCTTTCACCTAAGGAGTGTTGCTGGACAGCACTTGCAGTAAATACATCTTGTCCGAAGAGCTGAACGGGACCTGTTAATGTTGTTGCCATAATTCTTTTTAGTTAATTAGTAATTTGATTTAAGCACTTGCTGCTTTCATCACAATAAAATTAATGATGATAGCACCTGTTTCTGCTGTACCTGCTGCTACGTTGTTATTGATAACAGTCAGACTAAATGAGCCTGCTGCTACAGCTGTAACAACCACATCGGTATTTAACGCGACTGCACCTGAACGTATTGAGACAACAACGACATCGCCGATACCAACTTCACTATTCGTAACAACGAATACTGCTGATGCTTCTGCTGCTAACGATGTATTGTTAGTCGTAATCATTCCTGCTAGAGCGTTTATAGTCACTCCAGTAGCACGGCTAGTCAGTTGCGTAACTGTTGATGCATTTCCACGAAAGTAGCCTATTTTTGCTCCTGCCGATACTCCTGGGTCGTAATTTACTATTTCTATAGCCATATATTTTTAGCTAGGCTAATAAACTAAACTCCCGTAATACCAGTCAACTTTGCGTGACGCTTTGGATTCTCAGAAATCAATTCACCACCAAGGTAAATGTGACCCACAATGGAAGCTGAGTTAGTAGGCTTAATCCAATCAGACCATGAGAAGCCAAGTCCTTGCACCTCTGAGTAATCATTACCTTCAATGTCTTGTGAACGATACTTAATCGCTGTAGTCATCGCCATAGGAAGAGCGTAGAAATTCAAGAAGTCTTCATTCACAAAATAAAGAACACCTGAAGTTGCCTTTTCATCGGCAAGAATAGGGAACCCTTTGTAATAAAGGCCAGTGAATCCAGTACCTCCAATAAGACCACTCTGAAGTTCATTACCCATCGATCCGCCTTTTTTCATCATTGAGACATCTTTCGCGATACGCTCCTGTGGCTGTAGGAGAGATTCGTAAAGAGCAAAAATAGCTTCTGAACAAAGTCCGAGAGTAGGCTTTTGAGAGCCAGACGTTGCGGCGTTGTAAAGAGTAGCCATCTTTGCAAGTGAAAGAGTACCAGATGATGCTGTTACTGTTGATCTGAGAGTTGGAAATGTAGTGCGTGAGAGAACACCGTAAGTTCCTGCATTTGTACCGTCATCCACTATCGCTTCTAATCCAAGGAAGTCTTTATTTCCATTTCCTGTTCCTGTTCCGTAAAACAATGTCCCAATATCATCAGCCATGTCCTGCGCTGTCGAAGCCATTTCCAACTTTGCAAGGTCTATTACTTTATCCTCAGTCGCATTTGATGAAAGTTCATCAAGAGGTAATGCTACTGTCATTTGATAAAACTTAGGTACGAATTCCATGTTCACACGGTTATCTGTTGCTGCGGTTGAGAATGAATCAAAACCTGCAAAAGATGTACCAGTTGTGTTCTTAGAATACTTAACAGGAAATTTCATACGCTCACCTCTATACTTTTGTGCTCGTGAAAGCATGCGTGTTGCAAACACATTACTATTTAGAATAGTATCAACTACTTTTGGCAAGATATAATCCTGCGTGGTAGTAGTTACCCTTGTTCCAAGTACTGCCATACGTTTTTAATAATTAATTTATAATTGATTCCAAGATTTATTCCTAAGGTCAGCCTGTGTTAAAAAGTCTTTTACTTTCTTTTCACCAGAAGTATTTTTCATGGTAGTATCAGCAATTTCTTTGCGAGCCTGAGATTTAGCAGGGTCAATTTCTTTTGTTTTCATAGCTTCATATATTTTATATCCTGCTTTAAAATCAAAATTATTGTTCTCATCAGTAGGTTTGTATTCCAGCATTGTCTTAATAAGTTCATTGCGGTCAAATTGTTTCCCTTCGTTATGAAGTTTTCCAATTTCATCATCAACCCACTTATTCCAACGCTTACCTTCTTCATCCAACTGGCGGCGAGATATTTCCTGTTTCTCAAGGATGTTCCTTTCGATTTCGGAAGTTCTCACCTTCTCATGCTCTTCATATTTGCGATATGCCACTTCGTTATCCCCGTATAGTTCCTGAAACCAGTCGGGGACATCCTTATTGCTAGTGTCTAACCTTTGTGAAACTTCTTGTTTAAAAGATTTCAGTTCAGAAAGTTCGCGAATTGTCGTTTCTTCTCTTTCTCTTAATTCTTTTAGTTCACTTTCTCTTTCTATCCAACGGGGGTGTTTGTGAAAAGGAACGTCTTCTTCTTCTTTTGGAGTATTATCTTTCTCGCCCTCCTTAGGCTCTTCCTTTTCTGCATTTTCCTCTGGTTCTTTTTTCTCAGTTGGCGACTCTGAAGGAGTTTCCTTCTCCTCGTTAAGGTCTTTGAAAGGATTTGTATCACCTTCTTGCTTAACATCCGCCAATATTGTGTTCAGATCATTCATATTTACGCAGGTTGGTTTTCTGGGAGACCCGCCGAGCGAAACCCTTAATAATTATTAACTTACTACCTACTTTACTTTACTTTGCATTGCTTTCATTTGCTTTTCTTTTAGCATTTTTACACCTATATCAATCACTTTATTATTCCCTTTATCTATATACCCATCAACCTTTCTACCAACTTTCCCGGGGACAGAAGCAATACTCTTGAGAACCCCCATCACTTTGTCTTTATTATTCTTCATACTATTTATTTTCCTATTGATTTAACCAATCCCTGAAGCTGAATCTTTTTCAGTTCATGCTGATTACTTTTATCCGACTTCTGAGCTTCGACCTGTTGCTGTTGTTGCTGCTGCCCTTGAAGTTGCTGTTGTTGCTGTGCCATCATTTGCTCCTGTTGCTGTTGTTGCTGTGCCATTAGATCAGGAAACAGTGCAATCGGGTTGGCTTTCCATAGAAACAGATTTTTTGCCGCTTCTCTAGGATTGGGAAACTCTAAACGGTCAAAAAAAGTAATCGGGTCTATTCCCTGTGCTCCCCATAATTCAATGGCTTCTAATCTTTCATTAGCAGGGTCATGCGGAATCATTGAACCTTCCTTTACACCAACAAGAAGTTTAGTTGTAAAATCAGTATTAACCAGTTGGATATATTCTTGCGCCCGTTCACTACCAAGGACAGAAGCAAAGTGTGGCTCGTCATAATAAACGTACATCAGTTGTACGAACCAATTAAAAAGAGCATCAGAAAATTGTTCGAGGTACACGGAAACACCTCCACCGATACGATCCCCGTCCTGTCCTTTTACAATTTTCTTACCACCAAGGGTCTGTTCATTCATAGTTCCTTGAGGAGTAGATCCACGAGTACCGAAGATATTTCTTAGTTCATTACGATAATCAATTAAAGATTCGTATATAAAATTAGGCAAGTGTTCCGTTGGCAAAACTTTAACCGCTGCATCTATCGGACCAGTAGGTACCCATATAGCCCCACCTTTTCTCTTAGCTGAAGCTACTTGCTGTGCTTGTTCTTTAGTAAACGCATCACCCGATACAGCTATCCCATTATTAGCGTTATCCGCATTTTTATCTATCTGCATAAGACGCTTATTGATGAGGTCCTGAAGGGGTAGATTTTGCTGAATAAGATTAGCATTGTCATGCGGTTGCATGCCGAGATTAAAAACAGACAGAAAGACGTATGGTTTCATCCTACGTGTAAAGTGGTTTCTACCCGGTATGGTTGTTTGTTGAGGTTGACCACTGGGGTCCATCGGAACGCTCCCAAATTCATTCATTGGTGCATTTTGTTTTGTATCATAGTTCCAATGAGGGTTCTTATTCTTCCCAAGCACCTCATTATCTAATGTCCAAAAAACATAATCATCAGTTGTCCACATTATATATTGAATCTTTGTCCCAGTTTTTTTATCCACTAAACCTGTTATATATTCCTTCTTTTTAGGAAAACGGAGCATAAGGTCGCTAGCCATATCTTCGACATACTCACCAATGTAATACCCACGGTATTCACAAGCTTCAATCGTTGCAGTAGGGTCAAGAATAAGTTTCTGCGGCCTAACGGGAATACAAGTGATGTCATTCATCTGCATAGACCAACCTACTTTCATGGGACCAAGGAGATAAATAGCCCAGTACCGAGCCACTTGCTTCATTTTTAAATTAAGCGAAAGAGTGTCTGCAATGTAAATAAGCATTTTCCTAACCTTATCGGCAATAGCATTACCAAGTTCCGTACCGTTTGATTCCACAAGCGGATCTGCTTTAGGACGTGTTGCAATAGGAAGAAATGTCTCCAAGGATTCAAAAATAAGGTTATCGACAATGGGGCGTGGACCTTCTCCATTATTAAACTGTTTACCTAGCCAGTAGTTCTCATTCTCTGTCTGTTTCTTTGTAATTTCCTTAGCGTAAGGTTCCCATGTCTT